CGTTGGTCTCGAGCTTCTTACGGGTGTACTTGGTTGCGGGTACTCTATAGGCAAGCTCGGTCTTAGGCCTGTCCATACCGTCCTGTATTGGCTTAAAAAAGAAGGGGTAATTAACTGATATCGGTACCACTTTATCTGTGAACATCTTCTTCGCATCAGGTCCACTCTTTGATAAAATGCCATATCGGGAGTCGCTAGATATGGTTGCCAAGTTAACCACCTCGCCTGATGCCATAAAGGAAAAGCCAGATCGTCTATTCTTAAGGTAGCACAATCCATAGGATCGTACATCGGCCTTACATGCCTCCCAAAAGATGTAAAATAATCTGTTTGACTCGCGAAAGTCTGGTTGACCGACATCAATTTTACTCCACTGCAAGTACATGTAGTGAGTACCAGTAAGGTAAGTAGCAACATTTTTATTGTAAAACCAAAAACCTTTTTCTCTGTAAGTAAATTCATTATCGATGTAATCATACCATTGTTCTTTAAATTCTTCAGGATATTCTTCCCAATCAAATACAGATTTTATTCTTTGAAGATCTTTAGGATATTCGGTATGTTGCCAAGCGTTAGATTTAAATTTTTTTACATCTACAGGTTTTGGTAAAGCTATTTTTAAATTTTGTATTTCATATACTTCACCTATCTCACCTGTTTTAGATATAACAACCATATCGTATTCTTTGTTATATCCGTACTCCCACTTCTTGTATCTATTTTTATTTTTTAATACCTTAGCTTTTACGTGGTCTTTTAGTATTTTTACCAGAGTTTGTTTGTAACTCATGTTGACCTACCCTCAGCAAAGCCTTTAAAAGTTTTTTCTTTAGTTTCTTTTTTAGGCTTTTCGTTTAACATTTCCTCTTCAAGCTGTATTCTAGTCAGTATTTCAAACGCATCGAATATAGCTAGCTTCTTAGTAGCTGCAGCATTTTTAAGTCTGTCAGCTGTTATGTCGTCTCCTGAATCTACAATAGGTTCCTTAGCTACCTTAATAAGTTCGTCCACAGCCTTTTGCCCAGCTTGGATTATATTCAACTTCGTCTCCTTTGTATTCATATTTAATTGTAATATCATTAGTGCGCATGCGATATAATCTGTTCTCATCTATGATAAACTCATATTCGCTGCTAGGGCTGAATCCAACTAGATCCCCCTCGTGTATTTTAAACGCTTCTAACGAGCTATTACCGTATTTTAGTATACCAATACGTTTTTGCTCTTTTTCATCGCTTATAATTTGTTTTTCCTTTCTAAGTATTGGCTTTACAAAACAAAAATTACCAGGTGCTTTCCACTGGTCGTTGTGCTTGTATAGAAATATTTGATCGTAATAACAAAAGTACATATCTTCTTTAAAATATGAGCTACTGTTTTTCTCATTACCTCTTACGTCGTAAAACCTTCTAAACACGTTATGATGAACTATAACCTCGTCTCCAATGCTTAAATCTGTGTCGCCTATTAAAGGTACTGACATTACAATACCTACGCGGTTAACAAACTTATGATCGTCCATTGTTGTGTTGATGATTAGTTTTTTATCACCAACTTCTACTTCATTTGTATACCTACCGTTCTTTGGTTGTATAATGAAGCTATATAAACTTTGCATTAGTACTCTAAATTATATTCAATTGATATAGCCATATTAGAATTAAACTTTTTCCAAGGTATGACTTCATTGTTTTTTTCGATGTATATATTATATGATCCGTCTTTTTGATCGTGCAATATATCAGATATGCAATGACCTCCGTAAACCTGCTGGCCTACGGAGTAATGCATTGCTTCGTTTTTATAATCAGTGCCAATACTTATTTTTCTAATCAGCTTGGCCATCTTCTTCTACGATTTCTTCGTAAGATCCGTCTTCAAGATTTACTGTAATCTTTCCGTACTTTTCTTCTAACTCTTCATTAAGTTTCTTTGACTCACCAACAACTTCTGCAAAAGCATGAAGTAGCTCGTGTTTTTGAGCTTCAATAGCCCCTATGTCAGACAACAGTCTAGCCTTAGCACCTTGCTGGGCTTTTAATTGTTCTAACTCTTTTTCTTCAATTTTAGCACTCATTTTTATTTGATTTAATTATTATTTAATTTACTATATACTAATCACTTATAATAAGGTTTATTTACCTTTAAACAAGCTTGTGGCTTTCTCTGTTGTGCGTCCACCGAAGTAAGCCAGAACAACTGCCATCATTACTTTTTCAAAAGTATCGTTCCATAACGCGTTTATTTGAAAAGGCACACTCTCAACACTATCTAGTATTCCAGCTAAAGAAAATATAGTAATACACCATACTAAAACTAGTGGGCGTACATTTTTAGAAAGCCAAGAATCAGACATTGAGTCTGCTTGCCAGCGAGTTGTTATAGCTTCTATTTCTTTATTTTGTTGCTCGTATATAAGCTGTTGTAGTTTTATTTTATCTTCTACACTTACGTCAGCTTTTGTTATTTCAGCAATTGCTTCTTTAGGTGACATAACACCTTGTAGAACATTACCAAGAGCCGGATTAATTACACTAGCAGCTCCCATTAAAAGCTTACCGACAGTAGTGTCTTTAAATTTCTTTTTTGGTTTACTCATTACCATTTAACTTTATTAGCCCAGTAAGCTGCACTTAGTTTACCTTTAGCTATGTTTTTTCTATGTCTAGCTTTAAAGCTTTTGCGTCTTGCTTTTTGTTTTGCTGACTCACCTTTTTTAGGCTTACCAGCTGTTGTAACGCCTTGCTGGCCAAATCTAATAATTTTTTCTATACCACCAGAGCAAGCCTTTACTACGTGGGACTTAGTTCTATGTTTAGGTGTTCTTCTAGGCTTATTACAAGCCATTTTACTTTTGTTAAGTTTAGCCATTTTATAAGAATTTATTTTCTTGGTATTTTATACCAAAAAAGCTATGTACACCTTCGTCTTGTATTTCTATAGCTTTTTGTTTCCAACCATCAGGGTGATCTGCTTTAACAATACCTCCGTTTTCATCAACAGTATCTTTTAAATCCCACATAACATCTAGGTGGTATTTTTCACTAAAAACTGGTGATTTAATTTCATCACCAGCTTCATTATACTCTCCTTTTTCTAAAACAATATTACCTAGCTTAACTATAGAGTGGCTGTGTGTTGCAAATTTATTTCCTTCTTCATCTATAAAAATGCCAAGAGACTCAATTTTACCTAAAGCCTCAGCTTTGTTTTCAAACTGATATTTTCCAATTTTCATAATTATGTTGTTAGAGCTGTTAGTTGCGCGTCTGTTAAGGCTTCTTTGTATACTGCAACGCATTTGATTTTGCCAAAAAATTTACTTGTGCCGTTAAATCCGTTATCAAATTGCAAGCTTGACAAGTCTGGAATTGTCACACTTGTATCTGTTGCTTCTTCACTTCCGTTTATATATAAGCTAAGGTCGTTTAATTTGTGTTTTATAGCAATTTTGTTAAACGCGGTAAGATCTGTAACAGTTGGTAGCGCTATATGATTTGGAATAGCGTTGCCATTGTTTACTGAACTTATAATTTGATTTTCCGTAGAACTAGTGCTAATAACTATTCTCTCTGTTTGAGAGTTGTCAGACAGTGAAATATTCATTGTGCCTGGAGTTTTTGTAAGAGCCGCAAGCTCTACGTAAAATACTCCTTCTCCCCCACTACCACCATTCATTAAATCGCTTGAACCCGAATTGTTGCAAACGTCTTCGTTTCTTGTTACGGTGCTTCCACTTGTTGGTATGTATGAAGTTGCATAGTTTTGCGCTGCACTTGCTTCACATTGTAAACCAAAAAGATAAAGTCCGTTAGTTCCGTCGCGTGTCACATTACCACTATTATCTAAAGATGCTAATCTAATTCTTATAGCGCCTGTTAGGTCTGTTGTTGTTTTAAAAGTAATTTGACATCTATACCAACCATTTCCGTAATCTTCTATTTTTGCAGTATGATTACTATTTATAGTTCCCAAAGTTCCATTTGATATATTAAACCAACTAGTACCACTTCCAGAACTATCAAAATTTATATTTTGCAAACACAAAAAATTACTAGTCAAAGCTTTTTTTGCAAATATTGACAATGTATTAAAGTCATTTGATGTTACATTTGTCGAATTAATATTAATTTGTGAATTATTACTTCCGCCAAGGTTGTCATCTTTTAAAAGCCAAGCGTTATTTGTGCCGTCTGGTGATATAGCTTGTTGTGAAGTTAAAACTGCTTTTACTAAACTAGGATCACTACTTGAATTAAATACATCTCCTTGTGTAAAGTCGTTAGAATATGTAGCAGTGTTGGTTGATTGTGGTTCGAGCAAAAGATGCCCTGTTCCACCTAAATAATCTATTCTTGGCAAGTTAGTGTCTGTAACATCTTCTATAAGTCCTTGTTCGTTTACTCGTGTGGCAATTGTGCTTCTTGTAAAGTCAAAGCTGCCATTTTTTACAGCAGTTCCGCTTGTTGGTATGTAAGACGTTGCTTTACTGCCTCTTTCTGCTTGTGCGCCAAAAACAATAACCTCACTTAAAGAAGAACTGCCTCTAAAATCAACGGCATAAAAATTAGCCACTCCAGTAGAGTTTGAAGAATTTACTTCAAATCTTTGCCAATCTTCTGTAAGTGTAAAAAGATTATTTGTGTTTGAATTATGACTTAATAAATTGACCGTACCGGTTCCGCTTACTGTTTTAGCAAAAATTGACCTTGTTGTTGTAGTGGTCATTCCCGCACTATCATATAAATAAGGTTGTGAACTTCCGGTTTTTGTTAATTTGTAAGCGTTGCTAGTTCCATCTGGTGCTAAAAAGCCGCTTTGTATTGATATATCACTTCCCCCACTCCATTGACTAAAATCTTCGGAATAGTCTAATAAATTTTCTCCACTAGCTGGTTTAACACTATTTAAAAGCCCATTGTCATAAGCTGTCGGTGTTAGTAATATACTTGCTTTTTCTAATAAATCAGTTAAGTTGCTCATTATGAAATTTTTTGTAAATCAGTTAACTTATCAGTAGTAAAAGCTACATTTTCAAAATTTGTAGATCTTAGCTGAAGTTCATTTAGTAAATTCCTTACCTCAGTTCCAACCGCACTACGCGATGAGTTATTAACTAAACTTGTTTTAATATTTAATAATGACATACTATTTATTTAATTTATTAATAAATTATTTTAACCTTAGTATAGTGCTATAATGTCGTCTGCAGTAGTTCCAAGTGCAAAAACTCGATCTACCTGTATAGGTAAAAAAGTTCCAGATGGTACATTTTGAAACAATACAGCTCTGTATATTTCATATGCTTCATTTCCGTCAGGAAAAACATCTGAAGCCGAGTTAGCAACATCTACTAAACTAAGCGTAGTAAGACTATCAATACCGGCTATAAAAGCAGCCGTGTTATCTGCGATGTTTACAGCTATGTCTCTTTTTTGAATATGAGTACCGCTTGAATTTTTAAATGCCACAAAATCAGCTGATGAGTCTACAAGTTTATTAGCTGTATTGCCATCTGCCGCGCCTGTTGCTACTGGATTTGATTGACCCGACAACAACACACAAAGATCGCCAGCTGTTCCAACGTATAATCCAGCTTTGTTATGAGCATGAACACCTGTTAGATCACCTAAATGCCTTATGTTATGTGTAAAATTAATTGCAGCACTACCTTTAGTACTTGCGTCTTTAAGTACTACAGCCTTATCAACAGTTTCAACACCTTGTTTCTCCCTGTAGTTAGAGCCTGATTTAAAAACGTCATTTGGTATAATATCTCCGTATGCCATTTTGTTTTTATTTTATCTAGTTTTATCTTTATTAATTAGTTCTATTGCTTTTTTCATTACTTTGTCAGTGTAAGTTTTACCTTGCATGATTACGTTTCTTTGTTTACTTGTAGGTAAGTCTTCTTGACCTAGTAATATTCTATATATTTTGTTTATTAAAAGCTTGCACTTAACCGAAGTTTTGTACAAGCTGTATTTTTGTGTTGTATTA